CCGTCGTCGTCGACCGCGGGGCCGCGCGCGGCGATGCGCTTGCCCACCGGCGCGGCAGGCTTGGCGGGTGCCTTGGTGGCAGGCTTGGCGCCTACCGGCGGCGGAACGACCACGGCAGGCTTGGCGGCGGCCTTCGAGCCGCGCGGCGGGAGCTCGAGCCCCACGGCACGGAACTTCGGCGCCTCCTGCTCTCGGGCGAGATCCTCGGCGGCGTCGGCGGCCTTCGCCAGGTACGCGGCGTGCTCGCCCGGCTTGAACCCGGCCTGCTCCCACATCATCAGCGCCGACTCGCGGATGGCCTCGAGGCGCCCTGGGATGGCCCTGGACAGCGGGATGTCGAGCTCCTGGCTCTCGGTCAGCTCCTTGGCGAACAGTTGCGCGTAGGACTCGACACCGATCGCGTACTTCACGAAGTCCATCTCGGCGCCCTCTTTGCGGCCGGCGGCAACCCATTTTTCGGCGGCGCGGGCATAAATCTTGTCGAAGTGCGGCGAGAGGCCGGCGGCGGCAACGGCGTCGCGGATCATCTGCTGGCCGCGGTACTGGCGAAGCTCGGCCTCGACGGCGGCCACCCGGTCGTCCGCCTCGGGCTTCTTCGGCTCCGGGCGCACCTCAGGGAGCGTCACCTTGCCGGTAAGGGCCAGCTCGAGCAACTCCTCCTTGGTCTCGATGCCAAGGAACTTCAGCCGCTCGGCGAGGTCGGCCCCCTTGAGCTTCTCGACCGCGGCGGCGGCTTCCTGCTTCGCCATGGCCGCTTCCCTGGTCGCCTGGTCGGCCGCCTGGCGCGCGCGCTGGACCTCGTCCACGAGCGTGCGGTTGCGGGCCTGGTACTTCAGCGCGTCCAGCATCTCCCTGCGCTGGGCGGCGCGTGGCTTTTCTGGCGCGGCGGCCGCCTCCGGCTTGTCGGCGTCGGCTTTGGCTTCGGCCGCCTCTTCGCCGCCGGGGGAGGTCGCCTCCTCGTCGTCCGCGTCGCCGGCCTTGTCGGCCTTGGCCGGGTCGTCGCCGGTGATGTCCTCGGGCTTGGCGTTCGGCTCCTCCTCGATGACGACGTCACCGGCCTTCGAGCCGTTGTCGGTTGGGCCGCCGGCAACCACCACGTCGCCCACGTCGATGGCGCCGAACGCGTCGGCCTCGCGCGGCTCGTAGGCGATCTCCTTGACCGAGTCGGTGAAGCCGGGGGGCGCGGCGGTCAGCTTCTGCTTCGCGGCTGGCGCAGCTGGCCTCACCGTCTCCACAGCGTTCGCACGGTCGGCCATGACGGTCTGCGTGATGCTGTCGGACATCGACCGGGCTCCTTTGCTCATTCGTCAGATCCTTTCGTGGTGTTCTCGGATGCGCCCAGGCGGGACGTACTCGTCAAGCTCGTCGTGCAGGACAGGCCACAGCACATCTCCGAAAGAACAGCGCTGAAGTCGATGGCCGTCGCCACCGCAGAGGCCGCAGGTCCCCGGATACTCGCCGGCCGCCTCTTGCTCTGCGGCTTCAGGCTCCGTCAGATAGTTCTTCCCGCGCCATCCCAGGCCCGCGAACGGCCGGTGGGTCAGCGGGCCGCTCATTGCACCATCCCCGGCACGGGCGGCCCACCTGGTCCACCTGGAACCGGCGGCAGGGCTGGTCCGGGTGGCGCCTGAGGCGGCTCACCGGTCGGCGTCGGACCCGCGGACGTCGGAGGCGCGATGCCAGGAAGCACCGGCGGCTGAAGCTGCGGACCGCCTCCACCGGGGCCACCGGGCGCGGGCGGTCCGGCAGGTGGCGCGGCAGGCTGCGGCTTCGTTGCGTTCAGCAGCCGCCGCAACATGTTCATGGCCTCCTCGCTGTACGCGTCGTCGAGGAGCGCCAGGAAGTACCGCGCTCGCGCGTAGGTGAACAGCGCCTCTTTGTTCATGTACTCGTCGGGCGTCTCATAGTGCTCGTCCTCGAGGATGTCGTCGACGATCTTCTCCTGAAGCATCTGCTCGGACAGGATGAGGTCGGTGATGGGCGAGATGTCCGGCACGTTCAGCGCCGACATGGCCTGTTCGCGCGTCAGCCACCCCTCTTTGATCAGGTCGGCCGCCTTCTGGAACTGGCCCGAGAGCGACTGCCCGAACAGCGACGACGGAAGCACGCGGATCTCGTACTCGCCGGTCAGGTCCTCAAAGACCATTTCCTTCCACACGCCGCGGGAGATGGCACGCCACTTCGGCTTGGCGTCGGGGTTCTTCTTCGCGTGGTCGCGGGTCAGCCGCCACCACCACTTCGCGGTCTCGACCCGGTCCGTCTCCCAGTTCTGAGACGGGAGCGCGAGCCGGTCGGCCTGAAGCTCGGTGTCCTCGCGGATGGCCACGGCCGCCGTCACTCCCGCGCGCCCCTGCCCGCGCATCGTATTCGGGGACAGGCCGATGGTGTCGGACATCTGCCCTTCGAGCTCGTGCGTGTACTGGTACGCCTCTGGGTGGAGCGCTGGCGGCGTCTCGACCGTCGCAGCGGTGTTCACGTACTCATCCACCGCGACGTAGGCGTTGTTCAGGCCCGTCGGCGCATTCTCGCCCTTCTTCGTGTGGATGATCTTAGTCGCGCTCTGGTGGTGTGCCTCGCGCAAGGTGATTTGCTGCTCGTTCAACTCGACCTGAGCCGCCCTGGTCAGCGACACGACACTGTGCCCGCTCACGCCGACATGCTTCTCGTCGAAGACGCCCGTGATGAACGGGATACCGTCGTAGTGCCAATCCTCGTCCGTGTGCAGCTTGTTGCCGACCACGATGACGTGCCTGCCGTTCGGGCCGCGCTGGTAGGCGTCGATCACGCGAACCTTCTGTAAGGCGTTGCTCGCGCCGATGGCCCCGGCCATCAGGCTCCCGTTGCTCGACGACTGGCCGGCAAGCTCCTCGGGATCCACGCCGAGCATCGCGGCAGCGGCTACGGTGGGAATGCGACGGACGTGGTAGCGGCACTCCGGGTCGCCGAGCTTGCCATCTTCCTTGTCCCACAGCTGCTCCCACGGCGGAAAGCGGGCCAGTTTCGTGTCGCCGTCCTCGACGTAGACCTTCATCCAGCCGAGGTCACACGTGAGCTGGTCGCGCATCTTCAGCGACGCCTCTTTCTGGTAGCCGACGTGGTCAGCCCAAGCGTCGGACAGCTCGGTCATGTACCTGCTGGCGCGCTTGGCTTTGCCGTTGCCGCTGGACGGGACGAACTGCGCGCGCGGGCGGAAGGAGCAAATACGGTTCCGAACGGTGCCAACGATGGAATAGGCCTTGTTGAAGATCTGGCCGTTCCCCTCGCGGGCGTCGATGCGTGCGAACACCTCGGACGCGGCGTCTAGATCGGTCACGCGGTCGCCTGTGTACAGTTCGAGGTCGTAGGCCATCCACTCGCGGCGATTCTTCTCGTCCTGCGACTGCTCGATTTCGTCGACGGTTCGGTTGAGCTTTTGCACGAGATCAACCGCGTCTAGGTCGCCGGCTTCGTTCTCCTCGGCGTTCGGCGCCTCGCACCAACGCGGGCCGCTCCCGGTGCGCTGCATGCGCTCTTCGGGCTGGTCGGTGTCGGTGACTTCGGCTTCGGAGTTCTCGGTGGGGTCGGTAGGGTCGGTGGTCTCGTCGCTCATGATTGCTTGTCCCTTGCCTTACGCTGCTCACGGAGACACCTTGAGCAGAAGCCTCGCGCAGCGTCAGCTTCGTCCCCGCAGTGCCGAAGCGACGTGCCGTTGAAATAGCCGCCGCAGACGCCCGGAAAGTAGCGGCGGATTTCGGTCTTCAGACCGCGCCAGATCACCGCTGTATCAATCACAACCCTCATGGCCGCACGATCCTGCTTTCCTCGATCTCCGTGCCGTCGTCGCTCTGCATCGCCCGCACGAACGCCGTCGCCTGTCGAGTCGCCGCGCAGTGGACGCAGTTGCCGTGGGCGTTGGCGCGCGACGGGCTGTGACCGCGGACGTCGGCGGCGGCGCGGATGAGGCGCGACATCATGTCGACTAGTTCGCGCTCGGTGGAGTCTTGGTCGGCGTCGTCTGGCTTGGTTGCTGGGTCGGTCACGGCTGCGCCTCCACTTCATCGGTGCCAAGGGCACACAGTTCGGCCTCACGCCACAGTTCACGGCAGACTTCCTCGGCGCTCTTCGACGGGACAGTAATCGCCGAGGCCATGCCAAAGAGCCACCCTGTCTCATCTTGCTCGCGGCGCCACATTCGCCTAACGAAGCCAGCCACTCCGTGGACGGGCATGCCGTCCGGCCCGAGGTAGATACGGGAGAAATCCGCCGCCGATCCGGCTCCAGGCAGCGCCTCCATGGTGATGAAATACTCGCCAGGAAATGCGTTCTCACACCCTGGAGTGGCACACGGCGAGCGCCCAAACGACAGCTTCCGATGATTGCACGTCAAGAGAACGCCTCCCTTCGGGCCTTCGCCGCTCGCGCCCGCATGATTCCGCCCTGCTGCTGCTCTCGCTGCATTCGCTCCATGGCCACCTCGTAGGGCGTCTTGACCACCGGCGGCGGCGCATCCCCTGGCAACTCGCGCAGCATGTCCCGCGCGTACCGCCACGGGTACAGCCAGGCGTCGCCGGGATCCGAGTGTGCGGCGTCGCTGGCCAGCTTACCCGGCTTCTTCCAGCGCAGCCGCGTGGCCTCCTTGACCATCAGCGCGGCCAGTTGCGGGTCGACGTAGGTCTTGCCGGCTCTGAGGTCGTCGTTCAAGAGCTGGATGAACTCGACCTTTCTGGTCTTCTCAGCCATCACCCACTGAATCTCGGGCGCGTCAACGGCGAACGTCTCGATGGTCTTCCGCGTGGCGTGGCCGGCCGGGTCGAACACCACTGGCCCCGGTCGCTCAGCTTGCAGCGCGCGGAGCCTCGCGAAGAGCTGGTGATTGGTCTGCTGGCTGGTGGCTTCCATGTGCGTCAGGTGCGAGACGGAGCGGTCGGGCGAGATGGACATCCGCGAAATGGCATCGGCGTCGTTCCAGCCGAGGTCCAGGCCGTAGACGTGCGAGAACGCCTTGCCATCCCACGGGCGCAGCGCGGGAGGCGGGATGTAGTAGACCAGAGCGTCCGGGTCGACGATCCACTGACCGAGCCACTCGCGCTTGTACGTGATGGAGTCGGGCGTGAGGTGGTATCGCTGGCGGGCCTCTGCGAGCGGGTCGCGGCCAGCAAAGAACGGGTTCTGCGCGCACGTCCAATGATGCTGGTTGCTCCACCCTTCGAGAGCGTGGCAGGCGTCGAAGAACGGGCCGGAAGCAGCGGGTCCGGGTGTCCCGATGAGTACGAGTTGGCCGTTGTAGTCGAGCAGGGCGGGGCTGAGGACGTCGGACAGGAAGTAGGAGAACCAGTCAGGCCCCAGCTGCGATTCATCGACGATGGCGAGGTCGAAGTGCCGGCCACGCGCGCGCTCCACGTCCTTCTGTTGGTAGAAGCCGAAGATTTCGAACCGGCACGCGCCGCTCGTGAAAGCGAGCTCGGACTTGTGGGCCTCGAGGCCGAGTCGGTGGCGGTGGTTGTGCTTGAGCAGGTCGTCCCAGACGATCCCGAAGCCCTGGTCATCGGTGGGGGCGAAGTAGGCGACGCGGGCACCTGGGCGCGCGCCGAAGCAGCGCAGGGCCTTCCCCAGGATGCTCGTAGTCTTCCCGGCGCGCCTGCCAGGGTGAGCGGCAATCTGCGGCGAGTCGTCCTCGCACAGCGCCAGCTGTTCGGGGCCGAGGATGCGGCGAAAGCGCTCGTATGCGCTGCGCGGCGACTGGAGGCCGGCGAGCTGGGACGCGAGGCGCTTGTATTCGTCGCTCGGCACACTATCCGGCGACCTCCTCAGGCGGGGGCGGTTCGATCACT